CTTGGATACCCGAATGTTCCTTGCCGATGCCGGGCATAAGGCGACCAACGCTCTCGAAGATTCCAAACGCACCATCGGTTGGTGCAAGGAGGACTCCGTTGGGGCCGATAGCAACCCCCTCATCATTTGGGGCTGCGATAACATGGGGACGGGGGCCGAGGCGATGTTGGTTATGCTCTGCAACTTGCGGGGCCAGCAACCCACCCCCAAGCCAATCACCATCGACCTATCCGCCTTCTGGTATGGCAAGCGGGCCTCCGGGGATATTACCATCCGCATCCGAACCTACGCGAGTGATTGGGCATCGGGGTCCGGGCTCAAACCGGCCAACCTTCGCTACTACAACCCCCGGCTGGTTGAGGATATTCTCTTCATCGGCAATATCTTCGATGAGAGCCAAAGCTGCGGGGCGGGTGAGTTCCTCGGGTTTTTCCAATACCAACCCACAACCGGGCAAACAACTTTCGCAAGCAACCGCTGCGAGCTAAAAAGCCACGTCGTTGCAATCTGCGGCCTGAACGACCCCGAGGGGGTTTCGGCCACTGTCACCGCAACCTACAACAACATAGGTTACGGGGCCGGTTGTGGGCCGGGATGGCATCTTTATGGATCATTAACCGCCCACGTCGCGGGGGACTTCCTATTGCCATCCTACGACAATAGCGAGGCAACCGGGCTCTCTAATGTTGGGGATATGGTTTGCAACCTGCACCATAACAACTGCCGTCTATCCCTTGGCGTCTCGGCCTTTGTAAGCACCGAGTCGGCTTGTGCCTTGGCCGTCCGCCTATCGGCTGCGGTTGTCCCGGCGGCGGTTGGTGGCAAGCTGCTCTGCGGGGTTGAGGGGCCGGAATGCGCGGGCATGCTTTCACTGGATAAAGTCCTCAACCTCGACAACAACGCGGACCTCTTCGCGGGGCACCATCTTTATGAGGTCGTGGATGACTACGGTGGCACTTGGTCCTTCGACATCGTGCTTACCCCAATAGGCGGGGACGGGCATGATCGCTCGACCGACCTCTCCGTTGCCAACCAGTTCACCGCCGAGCATGGTTGGCAGTTCCTTGCCGGATGCGTCGGGCGCACCGGGGTCACCGTGGATATTCTCGACCCCTCGCACACGGCTTGCCGCTTCCCCTCGGAAGGCCCCACCGGCATGGGCTTCCTTGTCCGGGTATCCCTTGTGCTTGGCATCAAGTCCCCCGCCGTGGACATCTCTGTAACCTTTGCTGGGCAAACCATTGTCATCCCCAAAGTCCGCTCTGGCTACACCGGGAGCTTGGCCTTTTCTGCAAGCGTATCCGCAACGGATACCCTCACGGCAACCGTAACGGTGGTGGTTCTTGACCAAACATTTACCGGAACCGATAGTTGGACGCTACCCGCGTGCTATTGCCCTGAATGTGATTGCCCGCCGAGCAACGAGGGCCGCGATTCCCGGTGCGAGGCTTGCCCGGAATGCCCACACTTTTATTGCACTCCGGGGGTCTACGTCCTAACAAGCACACGAACCTGCACCGTAACAGGGCCATACGGCTGCAATGGTGCCTATGATTGTGCCGGGCTTGGTGAGACTCTGGATATGAGTGAGTTCACCGCCTCCGGTTGGGCAGGGTCTTGCAACCGCACACGAGGATGGACTCTGAAAGATGCCACCTACCCGGTGTGGGGTAGTGACGAGGGCTATCCAATACTGGCGGGGTCCGTAAGCTCGGGTGGCACATTGGAGGGACTCCCTTCTAGCTGGACGGACGGTAGCGGCCTCTGCTACGCATGCACACCAACACTACGACTCACCGTTTACTAATGAACCTCCGAACTATCCAAGATATGCACATGCCCTTCCTCTTTGAGAAGGGGGGCACGGTTGCAATGTTGTCGGGCCTCCATTGTGAGTTCGTGGCGAGTGAGGGCTGGCGCACCATTCTGTTCCCTGATGCCTTGCAAGGGGACTTCACCGATGTAGTTTGGCCCCACCCCGAAGCCATGGAGTGCTCGCCTATTATGGTCGGGGATAGGATGCAGATAATTTGCACCATTGGCACCGATAGGAAGGTGATGGCTTCGGATTCCTGCCTCATTCTGCCCCCATGGGCTTCGGGCCACTTCGGTTGGTATGCCCCGGACATCTCTGTATGGTCCGTCTTTGGCCCCGAAGGGGAACCGATGATCGGTTGGGAGGTAGCCGGGCAACCATTGCAGACCCTCGGCTTTGGGCTAACCAAAGCATACCGCATCTACCGGGTTGTGCCGGTGACCGACCGCCCCCTCCATGCGTTGGTAACCCTGCTTGCCAACCAGAGGGACTACCATACTTTTCTTGTCTCCTTAGATGATGACCCGAAGGTGCATGAACTGCTCATAGACGGCGGGCCGGTTTATAAATCATCCCTGCTTGGCGGCCTATGCGCCCACGCCATACTCACCGGGAGCACTCGGGAGGTTTGCATCTCGGATTCCTACTCCTTGGAGCCCCTTGCCCTGCCATGAGAGAACGCCTAATTAGCAACGGTAAACTGGTTGTCGATTTGATAGACGGCCAACCCGCCGCCATGCTCCCAACCGCCCCCCGCAAAACAACCGCTGCTGATGTCCGCCGGTTCATAAGCACGGTGGCAAGGGCGGCCATGACCCTCCAACCGTTGGAGTCTCAAGGGGAGGCCAACCGCCGGGCGCATATTTGTGCAACCTGCCCGCTTAACGTCCCCATTGAGGGGTGCGAGGTTTGCAAATCTGCTCTGCGCAAGGTCAGTGAATACATAGGCGACCGTAAGGTTGACGACTGCAACTTGTTGCAGGGATGCGGGGTTTGCGGCTGCGAATTGCGTTTGGCCGTATGGGTCAACCTCCGCGCACAGCAAGAAGCCATGGACCTTCCCACCAATGCCCTCTTCCCGAACCACTGTTGGAAGAAGAGGTGACCTCTCTTTTTGATTGCAAGCAAAAACCTAGCTGATATTTTCAAGCCTAACCTCTACAAAACCGAAGACACCACCTATGAGCCTACAATTCCTTCACGGGGTCGATACCATTGAGGTAAACGACGAAACGCGGGTCATCCGCACCGCTAAATCCTCCGTAATCGGCATTGTCGGCACGGCAGGACAAGGCCCCATCAACACGGCCACCCTCCTCACTGGTTCGACCCGTGCGGCAACCTCCACGTTCGGCCCGCTGCGGGACAACGGGTTTACCATTCCCCAAGCCCTTGATTCCTTTTTCAAGCAGGGCGACAATAGCGGGGCAACGGTGGTGGTCATCAATGTCTGCGACCCGGCGGTTCATAATGCCGACGAGGTTGATGATGTGGTCACTTTCGGCGTGGGCAACACGGCCAAACTCTCCCGGCAACACATCAGCATGGTTGCTCTGGATGCGGCTATTAGCGGCCCCGTAACGGCGACTGTGGCCGGTGCATTGCCCACCTTGCCCGTTGGTTGCACGGACATCGTTCTAACCACGGTAGCCGGGGCACCCGTCCTAGCCGCTGCGGTTGTGCTGGGGGGCAAGTATATCCTCAGTTATTCGGCAACCCTTATCGAAGGGGCAGACTTCACAGTTGATGTATCCAATGGGGTGCTCACCCGCCCGGTTGATGGTTCCTCCATCATCCCCAAGGCAACGGTGTCCGCAAGCTACACCTACGTTGATGCGTCTGCCGTAACCGAATCGGACATCATCGGCATGGTTGACGAGTTGGGCAACACCTCGGGTATCAAGGCGCTCTATGGTGCCAAGGCCAAGGTTTTTGTCCAGCCCCGCATTTTGCTGGCCCCCAAGTTCACTGGCACGAAACCAACCCTCGTTACCCGCAATGCGGTGGTAACCGAGTTGGAAGTTGCAGCCCTCAAACTCGGCGGCATCTACTGCGCGGATTGCCCGGACACCTCCAAGGAGGCAGCGGTTGCCCATCGCTCCGACTTCGGCGGGTTGGGTTACTTCCATTACCCTGATTTCCTCACGCTCTCCCCGGAAGGCGATGGCACCTACACAACCCTCCTCGCTTCGGTCATCTTGGCCGGTGTCATGGCTGCGGTTGATCGGTCGGCCACCGAGGGCTTCCATGTTAGCCCATCCAACCACACCATCAACGGCGTGCTCGGGCTGACCAAGGATGTCGATTTCAACATCAACGATTCTGAAACCGCTGCCAATTACCTCAACGCGAACTTCGTTGCAACGTCCATCCACGTTGACAACTTTCTGCTTTGGGGCAACCGGCTCGCCAACGGGGAGTTCATCAACCGTCGCCGGACAGCGCAGATGGTCAACGAGTCTATCCTCTATGCCCATCTGTGGGCGGTGGATCGCAACATTGGCAAGGGCTACGTGGAGCAGGTTGTCAATGGCGTTAAGGAATACCTCCGGCAGTTGAAAAACCGGGAGGTCATCCTTGGGGGCACCGCATGGGCGGACAAGGAAATCAACACCCCTTCGGTTATTGGCAACGGGGAACTGTTCATCGACTATGATTTCGGTGGCCCAACCCCGGCGGAACACATCCACTTCCGGGCGCACCTCACGGACAAATATGTGGCGGCCATCTTCGACATCTAACCAACCGCCCAACGCAACCCAAATCTGACTTACCTATATGGCTGCTCAAATTCCAAAAATCATCCGAAACTTCAACATCATGGTCGATGGTGTGGGTTGTGCTGGCCTCTGCGATGAGGTCGAACTCCCCGCCCTGACCATCAAGACCGACGACCACCGGGGCGCGGGCATGGACATCCCCATTGAGATGGACATGGGCATGGAGAAACTCACCATGAAAATGACCTTCGCCGAGCATCTGCAATCGGTTTACCGCCAATTTGGCCTCATCAATGGCAATGCCGTGGGTGTCACCTTCCGGGCGGCTAAGACCGATGGACAGACGGCAGAGGGCATTGAGGTTGTGGCTCGGGGCTCCTATAAGGAGATTCCCGGTGCCAAGGTCAAGGCGGGGGATAAATCCCTGCTAGAAGCCACCCTCAACCTGCGCTACTACCGCCTGACTATCGCGGGGCAAGTCCTCATCGAGATTGATGCGGAGGCCGGTATCCGTATCATCGACGGTGTGGACCAACTGCAAGCCGTCCGCGACCTCATCAGCATCTAAGCCGACTGAGAAATCCAATTGTTGCAGGTTGCACCGGGCCATAAATCCGGTGCAACTTGTTGCAGTTTAACCCAAAACGAGCACACGAATATGAGCGAAACAACATCGGCCCCCGAGGCCCCAAGCGCACGCAACCGCAGCAAAGCAACAACCATCCCCGCAACCGTGGACCCCATGGCAAGCGAGGCGGTGGTTAAGCTGGCCTTCCCTATCAAAGTGGCGGGCACCCTAACCTCTGAACTCACCGTCCGCCGTCCCAAGTTAAAGGACCGGCTGAATGTCTCCCTTAGCACCGAGATGACCGCCGACCAGCAAGAGGCGCTTATCATCGCCAACACGGCGGGGCTTTCCTTGGATGAACTCGAACAACTTGACCTCTCCGACTTCAACCGGGTGCAGGGGGTATTTCAGGTTTTTCTAAGTGCTCGTCCAAGCTAATCAGGCGAATGGTGCTCCTCCTAACCGAAAACCGGGGAGGGCTTGAGCACTTCCTTGAGATGGACGAGCAAACATTCCTTGCATGGTGGGAAGATTGGCAGGACATCATGCGTGCAAGACATAAAAACTAACTGACAAGGGCATACCTTTCGCCATAGACTGCCCGGCAATACTCGCTATGAATCAAACGTATGGGATGGAGTTTTAACCGACTTCATCCCATTATGTTTTCCATGATCATCTACAAGGCAACCAACCTACTCAACGGTCGGGTGTATGTTGGCCAAACCATAGGGACACTGGCCCAACGCAAGGGGCAGCATTACAAACAGGCCCGGTATGCAGCAAAGCGGGGGGCACGCCGTTCTGCATTCGCTAAGGCCCTTCTGGCTTCCCCTGTGGCCGCCTTTGCTTGGGAGGTGGTCGCAACCGCTGGTAACCAGAAGGATTTGGATGCCTTGGAGGACCAGTTTATAACCAAGTTTGATTCCATGGTTGAGGGGTCGGGCTACAACCACCGCCGGGGTGGCAATGGCGGTAAAGCATCACCCACGGCAATAGCCAACATGCGTGCAGCCAAAGTAGGGAAGTGCCCCACTATGGCAACCAGAGACAAACTAAGCAGGGCCAAGAAGCGGCTCCGGGGAAGTCGCCTAAGTATGCGAGCTATGGCCGAAATTCGTAGCAACCCTTTAGGACTCTCCCAAACGCAACTTGCTCGAAAACTTGGGGTTGATCCCTCCTACGTGAGCATTCTGCAACGCGGGGTTAAACCCAAACTTTGCATTTCCCAAGAGCTTAGAGATCGGATAGAGTTCGGCTATGTCAAGCAAAACCCCGAATGCCTAACCCAAGCCCAACTGGCTAAAAAATTCCAAACGAATACGACCGTGATTAGTTGGATACAGCGCGAGAGGATTATTTAAAATGCAACAATCAGTCGTCGTTACAATTGGAGCGGTGCTGTCGGGCAGCTTGCTATCCGGCTTCACCAATGCAGATAAGAAGGTTTCCCTTCTGCGCGGAAACGTGCGTGGGCTCAACAAGGAGCTTCAAACCCTTGCCCGCATATCCAACACTCTCAGCAGTTCGTTTAACCACATTGCGGGCGTCTTAACGGGCGTCAACAAGGTTATGACCCGAACCACGGCCAACATTGGCCATTCGGCAAGGGCAAACGACCAACTTGTTTCCGCCAATAGCAGGGTGGCCAAAAGCTACCGGAACCTCACCGATCAGGTCAACACCTACAACCGGGCATCCTCCCGGCGTCCTCCTATCCCAACCTTCCCCGGCGGGGGCAATGGGCGGCCCGGCATGGGCGGTGGTGGGGGCATGGGTGGTAATGGTGGGCTCGCACAAGCGGCCAACGGTTTGGGCCTCACCGCCATTGGGATGGGCGGCCTTTATATGGTTGGCGGGGGCCTCATGTCCGCTGCTCAGTTTGAGCAAGCGCAAACCCGCGTAAGGGTCCAGAACATGAGGCCGGATGGTTCCTACGATCCCGACCTTCCCGCCCTCAAAAAGCAGCAGATTCGATTGGGCAACCAACTCCCCGGCTCCACCGAAGATTTTGTCAACATGGATTACACCTTGCGGGCCATGGGGTTCACCCTCAAGGACCTCATCGGTGGCATTAGTGAATCCACGGCTAACCTTGCCGTAGTGACCGGGGAGAATCCTGAGAATATGGCCCGTCTTCTTGGCTCCGGGGTCAATGCTTTCTCCATGTCCGGCAAGCCGATCACGGCAGCCGAAACCCCGGAGTTGGCCGACTTTGCCCAAAAGATGAACTTTGGTGCGGGTGTAACCCCCGAGGCATTGATGACCTCCATCAACCGGGCGGTGGGCCACGGTGCCTTGAAAACGGGCAACTACAAGGGGATAGAGGGCTTTAAGGACTTGTCCTTTATGATGGCCCCTCTATTGAAGGCCAACCCCGGTTCCCATGAGTTGGTCGGCTCCAACGTGGGCCGGTTGCTCTCCGGTATTACCAATAAGGAGAAGATCGGCAATGCCAATGCGGACGTTCCGGGGGCAAACCTTAACTTCTTTTCCGGGGGCAAGGTTAAGGACGGGGTGGCCTTGGTCAAGGAGTTGCAAAAGTTGGTCAAGCTCCCCCTTGAAAAGAGGGCGGCATGGTTGGAAAAAGCGTTTGGCATGGGCACCGATTCAGGTTTTGCCGAACAACTTGGGAACCTTGGCCCGGATGCGTGGGCTAAAGTCAGGGACCAGATTCTTGAGCAAGCCAGCATTCACAAGAAGATGGCCCCTATCTTGGATACCTTTGCTAACCGGGTGGAGACTCTCGGAAGCAACATGGGCAACCTTGTCAAGACGGGGTTTACCCCCTTGATGGATACCTTGAAACCTACGGTGGTTAAATTGGGCCAATGGGTTGGCAAGGTGGAGTCGTTCTCCGAAAGTCATAAAAACCTTTCCCTTGCTGCAACCACAGCGGTAACCGCTCTCTTTGCCCTCGCCGCTGCCGCCGGGGTTGCGGCCATGGCCACGGTCGCCAAAAACAGTTTGCTAGGCAAAGCGTTCGCGGCCTCCAAGTTCAACCCCCTCAATGTCGCAAAGGGTGGCATCAATATGGTGAGGGGTGGGGCCGAGGTGGCCAAGGCGGGGGCAACCGGACTCATCGGTTTGGTGGGGGGCAAATTGGCCGAGAAGAAGGCTGCCGCCGAAGCCACCAAGTATGCCTCCGCATCTGCCTTTAAGATCAGCGCATCTGCCGCCGAGAAAGCAGCGGGCAAGGGAGGCGCTCTATTGGCCGAGCGCATTGCCGCGAAAGATGGGCTGGCTATTGCCGCAAAAGTTGGGGCGAAAGGCATGGGCAAAGCATGGGCCAAGCGCATCCCTATTTTAAGCCTCCTCCTTGGCCTCGGCTTTGGTGCTCAACGGGCGTGGGGCGGCGACTTTAAGGGGGCAGGATTGGAAGTGGCCAGCGGGGCCTTGTCAACTGCCGCCCCCTTTGTGGGTGCAACCGGCGTGGGCGCTCCCGCTGGCATTGGCATGTATGCTGGCTCTCTGGCTATTGATGCCGGGCTCATTGCTCGGGACATTAGCAAGGCCCGCGACGATGCCGCCAAACTTGCCGACGACCCCCAGCTTGCCAAGATAGCGGCACAGGTTGATGACATGGCCACTAAAGGGGGTCCGGGTGGTGGTGGCCCAACCACAACAACCATCAATGCTCCTATCACCATTCATGCGGCCCCCGGTCAAGCCCCGGAGATGATTGCCCGCGCAACCGTGGACCGGCTCAATGCGGTGAAGCGGGAAGAGGAGCGTGCCCAGCGCGAACTTTATGACAACCATGGGGTGGGGACCCCGTAAACTTTATGGCTCAATATCTATACGCTCTTGGCCCAATTATGTTCAACACGGACAAGCCCCTTACGGCCTTGGACCGCGATGATGAGTATCGTTGGGCAGAAATTGGTGTGCTCCAAAAGCGGCCCGGCCAGCAATGGATTGGCCCCGGCACAAGCACAATGGCTTTCCAAGGGACCATCTTTGCCGCTTACCAAACCTATGGGG